TCAGCCCTTGTTTTCACCTTCCTTCCCCTCCTCCTTGTGGAGCTGCTCGAAGGTGCTGTTCACACGGGTCGTCTGCAACATCTTCCCGGGCGTGAAAACGATGCGGGGTTTGCGGATCTGCGAGGACTTGAAGTCGTCCGTGGCTTTCGACCCGCTGCCCCCGACCGACATCCGGAAGTTCCCGATTTCCCCGAACTGCACGATGCGGCCCGCCTTCAGGTGGCGGTCGAGGATGTAGTTCATGCGGTCAAGCACCGCCTTGACATCGGCGCTGGTCAACGTACACATGTCGGATATCTCCCCGCACAACTCGTCAAACGACACATAACCGTTATTGACCGCCTGCGGGTAATACAATTTCGCACCGTCGGCTGCGCCTTTGCTCATGTCCTTGCGCAAAATCAACTTATAACGTACTGCCATAAATACTGTTTAAACGGTGTTTTAACGGTGTTTAAACGCTAAATACCGCCCTCCGTTCGATACAAACATACGCCCCTTGCGGCGGACGGGCGGCATTTACAAGCCGCTACTCTTGCATAATATCCGCTAATGACGTAATTTTGCACATATTAGGAGGAGGGGATATGGCATACAACAACCGCAACGTATTGATAAAGATAGCACGGGTGCAAGACATTGTCCTCGACTACAAAAGGAAAGGTGTCACGCAGCTGTTCGTCTATGAACATTACATACGTGACACCTATTGCATCTCCTATTCGACTTTCAACCGGTGGCTTGCCTATCCTGCCAAGCAGGAGCTGAAGAACGGCAAGAGGAAAAAGGACGACAGGCAACTAAGCCTTGGTTTCTAATTCCAACAGGGTGACCATCCACCCCTGGTAGCGGGCGTAAAAGCTCCATCCCGTCACCCGCAACGGGCGGGTGTTGATTCCTTCGAACTCCAGCACCACGCCCTCCAACGCGTCTTTTGCGAGCCGGGCAAGCCCCTCGTGGTAATGGATGGCCAGGTCGGGGGTGTTATAATCGCTTTCCGACGATACCTCCGTCACCACATGGAGGGTGATGGGGATGGACATGTTCCTTTGCCCTTTTATCAACCGTGTAAGGTCCAGCTTGCCCAAGTCGATGAAGATGGCGGGGACGGCGTGTATCACATCCCCGTACTGGTCGGCAAAATATTGTATGTCCCTTATCTCCGACTCGTCGGAGGTGCGGACTATGCCATAGGAGTCGAACTCGACATGGTAGGCTTCCGCCAGGACCGTGCGTATCTGCTTAAACAACTCAAACAGCATCGTCCCCCTCCTTTCCTGTTTCCGCCTCCGGGTCGTAGGCGGTGATATACGTCACCACCTCCGACGACACGATGACACGCCCCGAGCCTTTGCACTGCTTGCAGCCGCACCCGTCCACCTTGCCCTTGCCCCCGCATACGCGGCACACGGCGACATGCGGCGGCACGGTCTTTTCCCGCCGGCACGGGTATCCATCCTCTTTCTTTTTAACTTCCCCCGCCTTTGTCTTGCTTGACATCATTTTCAATAAAACTTCGTATTTCATGTTTTGCATCTTTTTATAACCTGTTGAACGATGGTTCCATCTTGACCCAGACGTTCAACTCGTTCCGTTCGTAAAAGTAAAAGTTGGTCGATGTGCCCTCCACCAAATGCGACTCCTTGAAGAGCGACATGATGTCGCTGTATTCCGGGCTGTTGAACCGCCCTTCGAGTTCGTAGAGCTTGGAGATGGACTTGTAATCCAAGTCGCCGTACTTGTTGCGCTCCAGCAGCGTCATCGCAAGCTGGTACATCGGGTCGTCCGCGCCTGCCTCCTTGCCCTCTATCCACTGCTGCAGGAACTCGATCAGGCGGGAGGCCGCCACGTCCGCCCGCTCGTCGAAGCGTTTCACCTTGCAGCTCTTTACCTCGATGCGGAAGTTGCCCTCCTGCACCGTGAAGCTCAATTGCCCCTCGCGCCTCAATTGCCCGTACTCCGCCAGCACGTTTTTAAACGCCCCGATTTCGTCCACGCAAAAGTCGTGCAGCCCCCTGACCTCGTCGCACACGGCGCGCACCTTGTTTTCCACTTTCTGCACCAGCTCGGCACGGATGCCTTCGTAAGCGGCACGTTTGTCCAATGCCTGCTGGTGTTCTTCCTTCTTCTTGGCTTCCAATAAAGCCTCCAGTTCCTTGCTTGATAATTTGCTTAAATCTGTCATGATACAATTAATTGATAAAACGTTTACTATTCTGTTTGGCTGTCTCTTTCCTCTTGATGAGCCGCAGCTTGATGGCCACGGTGTCCAGTTCCTCCTCCGTCAGCTTGCGGAACATCTTGCCGGCTATCCTCGGGTCCATGCAAAAAGCGTCCACCCTTGCCCAGTCGCTCGTGTCGATGCCCAGCCGCAGCATCAGGTACAGCACGACCGACCGCTTCTGCCGCATCAGCTCGATGTGCGCCTCACGTGCCCTGCGGTTCTCCTCCGACTGTTCCAACGCCCGGCAAAGGGCGTCGTACTCGTCCGCCGTCATCTCCTTTAGCGAGGTCGTGCGCCCGCCCGTGTACTGGCTGACCAACGACTCTTTCAGCTCCTCCTTGTCCGCTGCCGAAAAACGTTTGAGCAGCAGGTAAAACCTTGCGTAGTTCATGCTTCGTCCTCCATCGGGTAAGCCATCAACAATGCCTCGGAGGAGAGGCGGACCAGCCTGTCCGCTATCTCTTGGTACACGTAGGGCTGTTCTTCCACTAGCAACCTCGACACCTCTTTTTCCACTTGTGCGGATACCTTTTCTATTATCTCGTCCATGGTCATTCGTTTTTATGGTTGGTTATTCCGTTTGTTCCAGCCTTATCCGTTTCAGTCTCTTCCTCATGGCCGAGGCGGTGGTGATAGTCAGTTTTTTGACCTCCACGACACCGCCGTTCGTCGTCATCGAGACATGGAACGTCCCTATGCCGTCCAAGTTGACTCCCCTGCCTTCTTCCATGCACTTTCCCAGCACTTCGCCCAAGGCGGCTATCACCGCCATCGTCCGGATGGACGGTGTGCCGGTCGAGTCCTCTATCATCTTTGCCACCTCTTTCGTGCTGGCCGTGCCGCCCATCAAAGGGATTGCCGTCGGCTTGCCCTGGGGTATCAAGCCGCTGCGGTTGCTCAGTTTGTAACGTATCATAATCTATCTGTTTTGTAGGTAAAACATTGATTCAAAAAATTCCTTGGTTAAAGGGCAGCCCCGCCTGTCCGCTTCACGCAAGGCGGGTTCAAGGTAGTCCGCCAGCTCCCCGTAGTTGTCCGCGTTCAACCGCAGGAGTTTGACCAGGGCGCCGTCCATGCTGCGTCCTTCGAAAAACTTGGAGAAGGTGCGGTCAATCGGGCGGATATTCCGGATGCCCGCCTTGAAGCGGCGGATGAACTGGGGCATGCCCGCCTTCCGTTTGGTCTTTTCCAGTTTGTCGAGGATGTCGGGTGTCCCTATCATGACAATCGAACAGATGCCTTTCAAATAGTCATAAATGGTCTTGATGGAGAGCAAGCCGCGGACGGACAGGTACTCGGCCTCGTCAAAAATAAGTATCGGGAGCATGGAATTGTCGGCTATCCGTGACAACTCCATGCTGATGCGGTCGATACGGTAGGACACGGACCCGTCGAACGAGACCTTCAGCTCCCGTTGCATCTTGCGTACAAGGTCGCTGATCGAGTCGTTTTGATTGCAAGTGACCACGTACGTGCCTTGCGGGTAGGCCTTCAGGAAGCGGTTCACCGTATAACTCTTCCCGCATCCCGTCTCGCCTACGATGATGCGGGTCGTGGCGGTCTCCTTGGCCTCGGTCAGCTCCTTCACGATGTCGATGAATTGCTCCGTCTTCACCAGCGGCCAGTGCTCTTTTGCCAGGTTGACGCCGATGCGCCCAGCCAACAGCTGGAAATATTTGTCGGCAATGGGTGACTCCTCGTTCGTCCGGTTGTTGACAAAGGTGAAAACCCCCTTCAGGATGCTGCTCAGGTAGCTTGCGTTTACCCCTGCCAGCTTTGCCAGCTCGTTCTGGCTGATGCCCTTTTCGGACATGTAGGCTTGTGCCGCCCTCACTACCAATTGTTTCTCTTCGTATGTCATATGTTCTCAAATTTGGATAAATCAATTTTTGACAATGCGTACTCTTCGTAGGCTTTTTCCGCCTGCTTGCGTGACGCCTTGAGCTCTTTTTTACGTTGCCTGTCGGCAGCCTTGGTCCTGTTCAGACCCAGTTTGTCGTCCATCTCTGCCACCAGGTCCTCTTCCGACTTGATGACGGCGGAATGCTGGAGGTACGCCTTGTGCTGCCCGTTGCTGTCCGGCAGGAGGTTGGCCGCCCTGAAGGCTTCCAGTTCCGGGGTCTGCATGAAAATCCTTTCCACCTGTTCCTCGGCCCACTTCACCTGTCCGACGACGGCGGGCTCGAGCACGTTTTTGTTGTACTCGTCCACTTTCCGGTGGGCCTCGTAATCGCCCGGTCGCCTGTCACGGAGCGCCATCGGCTGCTCGTGCACAGCATTCAGGAGGTGGCGTCGTTTCATGCTTTCATCCGCCACAAGGATGGTGGACAGGTCACGTTCGTCATACATCACCGTCCAGCTTTGCAGCGGGTCTTTGCGGAACTCCGGGTCGAATGTGTCATAAGCCCGCTTTTGCCCCAGCAGCACGGGCTCAAGGCACCCGGAGTGCATCCGGATTGTGCGGTCGGTGCGTTGGCCGAAGCTCAACAGGTAGTCCTCCCTTGACAGAGCCAGGCGGTCGGTCTCCGGCATGCGTTGCCAGGCGCGCACCCATTCCGCCATCTTCTTCTCCCTGTCCTGTTGTATGATCCAGCCTATCTGCCGGATGCAGCCTTCCCGGTCGGGGAATGACCGCTTGCGGTAGTTCAGCAAGTCGATGTTCGGCTGGTTGCGCTGGATCGACTTGACGCCGTGCCCGCTCCAGTTCGCATTGCCGAAGTAGAACTGGCAGTAGCTGTCGTTCAGGTAGCGGAAGTAAGGCTCCACCGGCTTCGCCTTGGCGTTCTTGACACGGGCGGGGGTGAAATGCTCCGCCACGTTGGAATAGATGTTCCCCATCGACTTGATGCCGTAATGGTCGCTTTGTATCTGGTATGGGCGGTAATTCCCGCCCAGCGTGTCGCGCACGTAGTCGATGGCGTTCTTGAGTGCGGCGGTTATCAGTTTGACGCTCTCGCAGTCCCCCACGGCATAGCCGACCGGGAAGTTGCAGGAGGCGTCGATGACAACGACGGCCGTCAGGCGGTTCGTATAGGTGCGCACCACCTTACCGTCAGAACCCCTCACTTCCCTTTGGTAATACAATTCGACGGTCCATCCGTCCACGCTCCAGAAAGAAAGGGCTTCGGCCGGGCGTTTGCGCCTGCGCTGCATCGCCATCTTGTTGCGGAAGGCTTCCGAGCCGTTCCGCCCCGCCTCCACCACCAATGCGTACTCTTTCAGGTAGTTCAGCGCACTGCGCCTGCCGATTGTCGCCCATCCTTTCGCCTTTGCCACCAGGTTGTACAGCTGCGTTATCTGTTGGGCGTTATAACTTGCGCCACGGCTGCAGATGTATTGCAACACCGCCACCTGTTCCTCGCTGCTGACCTTGGCCGCGTTTTTGTTGTCCTGTCCGCGCATGTCTATGCAGCAGGCGATGCCCTTTTCCCCGTATTCGCACACTTTCCGCCTCAGCCTGGCATAAGTGGCGGGGAGGCCCACCTTAAGGCGGTTGACGACAAACACGATGTCGCCGTACAGCTCGGACAGCGTCTTGTAGCCAAGCTCCTTGGCTTTTTGTTTTGTGCCCACATGTACCAACACGGAGAGCCACCGGCATGCCTCCGACGCCTTTTCGCGGGCGGCGGGCGAAAGCTTCTCACCTGTCGGGTAGACCGCGACCCCCAGCTCCGCCTCGTCCTTGGCGGAGAGCCGGGCGTAAGGGCGCAAACGCTCGAGGATTTCTTGCATCCGAGCATTCCGGTTATGCCACTCCTCCGTATCGAGTCCCTCCATCAATGTCTGGCGGACCATCGCCTGGTAATTCTGCCTCAGACCTGTATAATGCAGATAAATGGCATTGCCTTCTTTGTGGTGCGGCCAACAGTTCGCTTTGTCAGAACGTTGTCTTCTTATTCCTTTAAATACTGTATTTTCCGACACCCCGCATTGAACCATTTCCGGAACGGTCACGCACAATGTCCGTTCTCCTGGTTGTGCCACATCCGAATAGCATGCCGCATTTGTTGATATGATTCTATATTCCGGCATTTGTTTTTTATTTTTATATTGGTTCCCGCCCCGGGGCTCGCACCGGGAGCAAGGCGTGGCTACCTTGGCGGGAAGGTTAAGGTTTCGGGTAAAAATGCAGAACTAATTATTGTTTTTAGAAATACCGAAGAAATGTTCATCAATCCATTCGACCCACCTGTCAGCCAATTCGCCAAGCTCCTTTTGATGTTGCAAAAAAAGAAGCTGAAGGATTCCTCCGACAAAACAAAGCAAGATTCCCAACAACTCATGGCAACCATCGCCTTCTCCGAACTCCAACGTCCCAACACCCGCAAGCAGCACTAACCAGCTAATGCATCCTCCAATCAAAATCAGTTTCGCTTTCATTCCATCTCCTCCTTTTGATTTTGATTTCGTCCGAATACCACCTCCATGCCGCCTCGCATAATAGCCATTTTTCTAATGGACTTTGCAAGTTGTGTATCTTTTCGGTAACACAGGCTATGGGAGACCATCTCCCTCGTGCAGTTCATCAGATAAGCGATTTTGTTAACTTCTCCATGCTCTACTACTATTTTTCTCTTCATATTTATGTTGTTTTAAGTTATTCTGATTGCATAATTGCTCCTTTTCTGTATCTTTGGAGCGCGTTCACATTTGTAACACGGTGCAATATTACAGAATATTCTGATATGAACAAAGAAAAAGAAAATAAAAATGCAGATATTTCTGCAAGGATAGCAGGAATTCTTGACTATATCGGCGAGAGTAAAAATGCTTTTGCTTTAAAATTAGGCTATGAACGTGCTCAAACAGTGTATGATATAATAAATGGAAAGAGTGCACCCAGCTATGATTTCTTCAAGAAGTTTCAATTTTCAGAATATTCTGAAATAATCAACACCGATTGGTTGATTACCGGTCGTGGAAGCATGCTAAAGAGCGAGGGATCGGCGCCCATGGGCAGTAAGGAGGCGCAGAAAGAGGATATTTTGCCGGCAAAAAAGAATCTAATTCCGTTTTACGAGGATGTTTCCACGATTGGCGGGTTAAACGACTGTCTGGCCAACACAGAGTCTAATGCACCTACCGAGTGGATCGATGCCGGCGACTGGTTTCCCGAGGCAACTGCTGCCATCCGCCACTATGGCGACAGCATGATCGAATATCCAAGCGGCTCCATTCTTGCCCTGAAGCGAGTGTGCAACCCTCAGCTTATCATGAATGGGCGTAACTACGTGATAGAGACGACCGAATACAGGGTTACAAAGCAGCTGCAAGACGATGGCGACCACTTTATGGCTTATAGTACCAACCGCGATACCTACCCCGATGGACGCCAGATTCACGCTCCATTCTCTGTGCCAAAAGGCGAAATCCGCTACATCTATCTCGTGCTCGGCTGTGTGACGAAAGAATATAGTAATGGAGCGATACAGATACGAAGTGAAAAACAAAAGTAGATAAAGTTGAAATCTACACCTGGAGGAAGCGATGTGCGGCAGATGCCGGATAGTACGTTGCACGAGGCCGCAAAAACGAGTGGTGCGCCGCTATTTTATCCTAAAAAAGTTAAATAGTTTAAAAGCTTAATTACTGAAAATGCACAACCAAATGCACAACCAGATGCACAAGTTTACCCTCTTTTTTGCCCCAAAGTGGCAAAACGAAATGTACACAAAACACAGAAATAACAACAGTAAATCATGATAAATCCAGTAATATCTACATTCCGGTAGTATATCTGTAGCGGCGGGAAACGGATTTGAAAACCCAAGTTATTTGGATGAGGTAAACTCCATCCACCTGCCCAAATCCATGATACATAAAGGTCGAGTTTACCTGTGTGTGAGGATTAAAGGAGATAGTATGGAGCCAACTTTGCAGGATGGAGGCTATCTTATAGTTCGGTTATTAGAGAGGCACGAATGGGCAGATTTAAGAGAAAGACATGTTTATGTCATCTCGGACACGAACGGACACGCCTATGTTAAACGATTGAAAAACAGAATAATCGAACATGGATTTATTGTATGTGCATCCGATAATCCTGATATCACTCGCTATCGAAATTTCAACCTGTTTGAAAACGAAATCAATACAATCTGGTACGCTGAATGGTATCTCAGCGCAAAGATGCCCAACATCCATACGTCGTACTACAACAAAGTAAACGAGCTGGAGGACAAATATGACGATATCATAGCACAAATACAACAGTTGCAAAAAGACATAAAGACCTTATCCTGCAAACCATAAAAAACAGCGATTAGGCACACCTTCCCGATATGCTTAATCGCTGTTTAAACACCGTTTAAACCAATAGCTCAAAAACGGTTAAACGAATGCGGAATAATTAAAGCGGAATGAAAGTAAATTAAAGCGAATTATACATTTCGTTTTGCCACTTGTTTCGCCCATATTTATTGTAACTATCTGTTATTCTATACGATACGAGATATTTGACTTTATCGCTAATTTATACATTTCGTTTTGCCCCTTATACAACGGTATCTTACCTACGGACTTGAACAGCTTTCGCATAATGTCTTTGCGCTTTTCCAT